CTCCATAAGATCTTCTTTACCACAATCAAGATCTATAGGAACGAACATCTTGCCTTCCTTTTTACTTACAGGATGCTCAAAAAATAAAGTGTAATCAACTCTGATGCTTGCCATCTTTTGCCTCTATAGCTAGTGCTGCATATCCGATAACATCAATCATATTATCCTCTACCTTTGGATTCTGACTGTTTCTAATTTGTTTAATGCCTATCATTGCTCTATAGACATCATGTATATCAAGAGGCTCTTTTAATTTTTTTCTTAACAATATGTTCCATATTTCAGCTATGTATGTATGAGTTTCTGTAGCATCGCCATGAGTTTTAGCTCTAGGTCCGTTTATAATTAAATCTACTTTTTTTAGTGCTTCACTTCGGTGCATTTTTTTCTCCTATGATTATAATTCTTTTATCTATTTGATCTTTATTCCAAACATAATTCAACCAGCAAGCCGCTTTATATTTATTCCAACTGAAATCTATTGGCTTAACATCAACACCATAACGTCTTAACATTTCCGATTGCTTTGGCGTTACAGCTTCATTTAACCATCTTTTACCTTTCTTGGCGGCATCACTATCCTCAATCTTTCTTAGAAAGTCATCAGCAGACGCTATAGCTTGTTCTTTAGTACCAACACTAACAACTCTTAACTTGCCTCCTGTACGCTTTACAAGAGCTATAGAGATGTCATCTAAGTGTGCAACCATGCCAAAGCCATTAAAGCCACTAGCGCTCATACAAACACCATTGTTAAACAAGTCAATCCATCTAAACGGTGATCTATCCATAAGATCAACTTCAGTCATTACAAAGTCTTCTAATGCTTCTTTGCCTTCTGCGCCAAACTCATGTCCACATATAGGACACTCACGAGATGACAATGGCACTTCTGATTGACAATCTGGACATACTTTAACAGGTGCTTCTCCAGCTCTTTGAGCTTCAGCTCCTTCAAGATTTACGCCTTCATCTAATGATCCATGTGTAAGCACACTTGTTCCAAAGTCCAAAACCACACAATCCTTTTTAATGATGTCTGGATGTTCTTCTGGATCTATTGTTCGGAGTCCACGACCAATCATCTGTACCATTGTAGATTTGTATGAACATGGTCTTGTTAAAACAATACAACTAACAGGTGGAGCATCAAAGCCCTCTGTAAGCACAGCGACATTGACAACAACTTGTATATCTCCATGTTCTAAGTCATGTAGTATCTGTTTACGTTCTTCTGACGGAGTTTCTCCAGTAACTAATTCGGCTCTAACATTTGATCTACGATACTCATCACATACATCTTGTGCATGAACAACTGTAGAACAAAAAACAACTGTCTTTCTGTCTCCCGCTTTGTCTTTCCATTCATCTACAATCTTCTCATTGATGGCTCTCTTGTTCATAATTCGTTCAACTTCGCCCATGTCAAAGTCTGACACAGTTCTGCGAACATTTTGCAAATCATCTGTAACACCTACATCAATAACAAATGTTTTAGGCGGTACAAGAAAACCCTCACGAATAAGTGTTCCTATCTCAATTTGATGCGAACAATTATTGAATACAGTCTTTAAACCTTTTTTGTCTCCACGATTAGGAGTCGCTGTAAAGCCAACTATCTCTACAGAATTGTTCGCTTCTTTGACCCTGTTAATAATTCTTTGATATGTATCTGCTATTGCATGGTGACTTTCATCAATCACAACCATGTCAACAGGCTTCATGTTATCCAAATTGTTCGGTCTTGAAAGCGTCTGCACCATACTAAATATGGCTTCGCCAGACCAATCTTTCTCTGATCCGTCAACTATACTTGTGGATATATTTGGATTAACACGGGAAAATTTATGTGCATTCTGTCGTACAAGCTCATCTCTGTGCTGTATGACTAATACTCTATCGCCTTTTTTATATTTCTTGCCTACTAATGCAGACAACATAATAGTTTTACCCGCTCCCGTTGGAGCAACAACGATAGTGTTTTTGTGTTTATCAAGAGCTTTTGATGCGTCATCAACGGCTACTTGTTGATATGGTCTAAGTATCATAATTCCCTCATTGCTAGATGATGAAAGGGTAGCTTTACGGCACTCGTGCTACCCAAACGAGTTCTAGCAGACGAAGGTCAGTCTTGCCGCTAGATTCGCAGAAACCTATTTATTTGCCCAAGATGGAGTTACACCATTTTGAGGCTGTTGCACTTGTGGTTGAGCTTGCACAGTCGGTTGCATAGGTGCTGACGTATTACCGCTACCTATATAACCATCTTGATTTAAAGTTACAGGTGCAAGCATTTTATTCTTGTCATCGTAACCGTTAGTGCCTTTCTCAACTGCAATCTTCATACAAATCTCCATGCCATTAATTGCCTCAAGGCTTGGTATTTGTCTAAGAGCATTAGCTTCGGGTGAAACATCATTTGGACTTAACCCTTTGGCACTATCAATAATACCTCTAAGAGTTCTAAGACCTATTTCCTTTGATACGGAAACACCATTTTGATTTTTCTTATCGCCATCAAAGAATATATTATGCCAAACTTTACGTTTGTCAAACTCACCACCTACAATGGTAAATTCACATTCAATCCATTTAGCTGAAGAATGTGCTGATTGCCTAAATATAGCATCTTGTGCTAAATCGGGAATCCTTACACCATCCAACTGTGGTTTGATATAAAGTATTGCACGAGCAATAGTTCCATGTGGAATTAAAGAAAAGTCATTACCCTCATCAGGGGTTATATTATTTAAGTCAAGCATTATTAGTTACTCCTTCGTTGCTAGACGTTGGTTGTTTGGCTGGATCAACAAATGTAAGCTCTCTTTCTGATTGCTTTTGTCCGCCACTCATTTTAGTCAGAAGTTTACCTAAATGTGGCTCTTCCAATACATCGAGTTTGCCCGATCTATCTTTTGCTGGATAACCCCACTCATTTAAAGTCTGACATACAAAAGCACGGTATGTGCCTGTTGTTTCGTCACCTGTCATAACTGCCATTGTGATAACTTCATCAACAATACCTGGCAGTTCACGACCTGTCTTTGCGCCTTCTATTTGTAGTTCAAATAGCTTGCGACCATAATCGTCAACTTTTTCGTCAAGAATACCAACAAAAATAACATTCTTTTCACGAATATGTTGTAAATGCGTTAGCCATGACATCATTTCACGACCTTGCATACCATAAACAGCACGAGTGTCTATTGTACCGTTTCTAGTTCTATTTTCGGGTTGACCCATGCAATGCTGAAAACATAATCTACCAGCAACAGTAATACTGTCAATAAATATAGTATCATATTTCTTCATCATTTCAGAGGGATCACCATATTGTTGCACTACATAATCATAATGCACTTGGCTATAAGATTGATCGTCAGTCAAAGATGGATTACCACCACCTAAAAAACATGCAAAGTCACGACATTCAGCCCATGTCTTAGGACGAATAACATCTATGGGCCATCCTTCAATAGCCGCATCACCTGCCTCTAAGTCCATGAACAATGTAGTATCTGCATCTAAAGTTCGAGCAAGAGTGGTTTTACCCACTCCACTCTGACCACACACAACAATCTTATGACCTTTTTTCTCAGCCATACGTTGTTCGGCTGTAATTATATTCAATGCCATTATTCTACCTCCTCAAGTTCGTAGGTTGTTGATGCTATCTCGACAGTTCTATGTGGCTCAAGGAGAGCTTTTATAGCTGGTGGAGCGTTGTTATATTTACGCTCCTCAATAGTAACACTTACCTTACCATAATGTCTTGCATCTTCTGCATCCATTTGAGTATCAAGTGTAGTCATAAGACCAGCTTGATCCCAAGAAACTTTCTTCTTAACATTAATTTTCATTTGTAAATTACTGTTAGGAGTATGGATTGTAACTGTACCAAAATTTTTATTCTGTCTCGCAAGTTCATTACGAGCATCATTATAATGTTTAGCATCTAAGACTTCATTGATTAAAGCCAATTCTTTCTTAGCTGTATCATATCTTTGTTTGAGTTCATTCCTGTGTTGGAATAAATTCTTAGTGTCCATTTCAAAGTAGCTCTGAAATGCGACATCTCGCTCTTTTGTCATAATTGACCTCCTTGTTAATAAGCTAGAACTTCATATATAGCACTAGTTACAATAAAGTCAATACTTGTTCTATCATTTTTTTTTGAAAGTTAATAAAATATCTATATTATGTATGGCAAGCATAAGTTTTTTCTTTAGCTTAAACTCAGGCGTAAGAACACCTTTAGCGTCTTCAACTATGAATCTAGATGATCCATCTTCTTCTATTAATAGATATGTAAAGTCAGCAATATAATTACATATTTTTTGACTATTTACATTTAATTCGTACTTAACTTGTCTGTCTAATTGATCAACCACACCAGCTCTTTCCATAGCTTTTAATTGACCCCAACGCTCTGCTTCCCATCTTGAATCAAACTTTAGACCCATTGCGACTGTTTTTTTTGCGAAATACTTGTTGGGTTTCCCAAATTTTCGGGTTA